AAACATGTACTCCTAGCAATTCATGATATTGTTAAAATGCAAGGAGGCTGCCTTGTATATATGCCTAATTAATTGTATATTTATAGGCAAAATATTGGTATATGACAACAGATAAATCATAAGTTAGAAAGGAATTAAGATGGCAGAGAAGTTACAACACGAATTTCAAGCGTTTAGGCCATTTGGTCCTACTATTTTTAAAGGTTCTTTGCCTGAATCATTAATAAAATTGTTAGATGATAAAGCTACTGAAATTATGAAAAGTAAAAAAATGTCTAAAGATTGGGACCACTCCATGCATCTTGCAGGTAATGTAAAACAAGAAGTTAGATACCCACCTGCATGGATGATATCAACAGAGTTTGCACCCATGAGTAATTCTTTACAAATGATTATACATAAATATTTAGAGCAGCCACCTATGGTTAATACTATTTCTCCAGATAAAGTAGAAAAAATATTAATAACAAGCATGTGGGTTGTATCACAGTGGTCAGGTGATTTTAATCCATCACATGTGCATGATGGTGATCTATCTGGCGTAATATATTTAAGAATACCACCAGGTTTAAAAGACGAGTATGCAAAAGAAGATCATTTCCCTTGTGTAGGAGACATTCAATGGCAATGTGGACAAGCTGCAACTTTTAACGGACACACATTTCAGGCAACACCAAGAGTAGGAGATATATATCTTTTTCCTTCTTGGCTTTCTCACATGGTTTATCCATTTAGAACACAAGACGAAGAGAGAAGGTCGGTCTCCTTCAATGTGCAAGTTAAAAGAAAAAAAGAGAAAGATGAGCAACAAGTCTAGTACACCTTTTCCCATGGTAAGAATTACATGGTACGATGCAAAAGATACAGAAACGGGTTGGGTGCATATTAAAGATATTGTTTCTGCTCCGTTGGCCGTGTGCCAAGAAGTAGGATACATGGTTGTAAACAATGACGATAAAATAATAATAATGAGGTCATGGTGTACAGATAAAGATGATAATCATGGCGGCGGTGCAATAGCGATACCTCGTGGTTGGGTTAGAAAAATAGAATATTTAACGGTAGAATATGCAACACAATAGTAATACTGAATTTGTCATGTACGTTGATAATTTTTTATCACCTGAAACTTTAAAGTCACTACAAGAAAATTTTTTAAATTTAGAATATGGAGAGGTTAAAAATCCAGGAGGTCAAGTTTACGGACTTAGACATACTTTTCCACACAGTTTTCACTCTGATCCTTTACTTACATTAATTAAAGAATACTTTTTTCCTAACAGGAATTTAGTGCCTACATCTGTAAGCGCTCATTTACGACAGAATAACAAAGAACCACTGTTTCATGTTGATATTAGTAACGGAAATGTAGCCAACTTTTTACTATTTGTAAAAGGTGAACCATTATTTAACAATGGCACTGGTTTTGCATATAACAATCAACTATCTTCGCACATAGGGTTTGTTGAAAACAGAGCATTATTTTTTAATGGTAGTAAAATATTACACTCTGACTTACAGTCTTTTGGTGAAAGTTCTGAAAGATATACTTTAAACATTTTCTATAAAGATGCATAAACTTTTTATTGGTACACCTTGTTATGGTGGCATGATTACGGCTGATTATTTTAAAAGTTGCATGCAGCTCGTTGCTTTGGCTGCATCAAAAAAAATAGAATTACAGTTTGGCACAATTGGTAATGAATCATTAATTACTAGGGCACGTAACACTCTTGTGCAATTATTTATGGATGGTGATTATACACATCTATTATTTATAGATGCTGATTTAGCTTTTAATCCAGAGGCAGTAATAAGAATGCTTGAATATGATAAAGATGTGGTCACAGGTATTTATCCTAGAAAAACAATAGATTGGATAAAGGTAAAAAAAAGACTTAAAGACAATCCTGATATGTCTGAGGATGAACTTTTAGCATCTTCTTTGCAATATAATTTAAATGTAAAAGATCCAAAAAACATACTTTTAGAAAAAGGTTTTATAGAAGTTATGGATGGTCCAACTGGTTTCATGCTAATTAAAAGAGATGTATTTGTAAGAATGGCCAATGTTTACCCAGACTTAAAATTCAAACCAGATCAACATATCAACCAATCTCACGAAACAGAATTTAATTATCATGAAACATCAGATTGGAATTATGCATTTTTTGACACTATGATAGAGCCAGAAACACGAAGATATCTGTCAGAGGACTACGCTTTTTGTCGTTTATGGCAAAATATGGGTGGTAAAATATACGCCGATATTCTATCTGGTATGACACATTATGGTAATTATGCATTTAAAGGCAATGTTGGAACTCAATTCTTGCCTCAAAACAATAAGTAATTTATTATAAAATCATGCAATTAGTAGACCTAAAATTTCGTCCTGGCGTAGATAAGCAAGATACCGCCTATTCTGCAGGAGATGAGCGTAAATATACAGATTCTGATTTTGTTAGATTTCATTATGGAAAACCAGAGAGATGGGGTGGCTGGACTAATTTACCTAATCCAAATAAAACAATAGTGGGCGTTGTAAGAGACACGCATTCATGGGTGGGATTAGACGGTTTACGATATTTAGCGTTGGGTACAGACAGAAAATTATACATTTACAATGAAGGAGCGTTGTATGACATTACACCTATTCGTGAAACACAAGCATTAACAAACCCGTTCACAACAAATGGCACTACCACTGTGTCTGTAGCGGACACTAGCCACAATGCAAAACAAGGAGATTTTGTTACTTTTGATTCTTTTTCATCAATAGATGGTTTAGATATGAATCAAGAATTTGAGATTACATCAATAACAAGTGCAAACGCTTACACGGTGACACACACTAGCACAGCATCTGGATCAACATCTGGAGGTGGTGGATCAGGTAACGCAAAATATCAAATTAATGTAGGACCAGCCACTTCAACATATGGCTTAGGTTGGGGCACAGACACTTGGAGCACTGGCACTTGGGGCACAGCTAGTTCATCTTCTAATGTTGTTCTTGTCGGTAGAAACTGGTCATTAGATAACTTTGGTGAAGATTTAATAGCCACTGTTTCAGATGGTGGTACGTTTATATGGGATACATCTTCAGGCACAGGAGCAAGAGCCACAGCGTTATCAAACGCACCGACAGCATCAAGATTTAGTCTTGTTTCTACAGACACAAGACATTTGTTAATATTTGGCACAGAAACTACAATTGGTAGCACAGGCACTCAAGATGATTTATTTTTTAGATTCTCAGATAGAGAAGATGCAACGGACTATACGCCAGTAGCTACTAATGAAGCAGGCTCATTACGTATATCAGACGGATCAAAAATTGTAGGTGCTGTAAAATCTGCAGGACAAATACTTGTTTGGACAGATACATCACTACACGGCATACAGTTTGTTGGAACACCTTTTACTTTTGGTCTAAGACAACTTGGTGCTAACGCTGGGCTTATAGCTCAGCACGCAGCTATAGAGGTAAATGGTATAGCTTATTGGATGTCCGACGACGCATTTTATCTTTATGATGGTGTTGTTAAAAAAATGCCTTGTTCGGTGCAAGATTTTGTTTTTGATGATATTAGTTATACAAACAAAAATGATATAGCTGTAGGACTAAACACAGCTTATAATGAAATAATTTGGTATTACCCTTCAGCTAGTGCATCTCAAATAGATAGAGCAGTGGCATACAATTATTTAGAACGCACTTGGTACACTTTAAGTTTAGGACGTACTACTTGGCTTGGTGCTTATGTATATGAAAAACCAATAGCAACTGAGTATAACGCTAGCGCTACAGCTAATGTATCTACTATATTAGGGTTAACTGCTGGCGCATCTTTCATATACGAACATGAATCTGGTAATAATCAGGCAGACGGCACAGCGATTACAGCCTTTTTAGAAACAGGCTCTGTGGAGATTGCTGATGGTGATCAACTAATGTCTATTAGCAAATTAGTACCAGATTTTGATAACTTAACAAATACAATGACTGCGAGATTAACACTAGAGCAATACCCTCAGTCTTCTTCTAATGTCACGTCAAATGCAAGTATCACCAGCACTACAGAAAAAGTAAGTGTTAGAGGCAGAGGCAGAGCAGTAAAAATTAGATATACAACCAACACGGTAGATGATACACCTTGGAGACTTGGGTCGCAAAAACTAGAAATTAGACCAGACGGTAGAAGATAATGGCTAAAATTACGATTACTAGATTACCTAACGCTACACCAGAGTATGATGCTGGTCAGTTTGATCAAATGATAAGGCTGCTTGATCAGATAATACTTTTACTAAATACAAACTACCAACAAGATTTAAAAGAAGAAGCAGAGTCGGAGGGTTTTTTCCTTGGCTAATACATTTAAAAGCGCAATGGTTGATATGACATCAACAGATTTAACAACTTTAATAACTGTGCCAACAGCTAATCCTGGTGCAACACCACCTGTGCCACCTACAACGGATGTTGTAAAATCTATTTTGATTTGTAATGATTCTGGAAGCACAACATTAGTAGATTTAGAGGTCGTTAGATCATCTGCAACATTTGAATTATTCAAAGCTAAAAGTGTTGCTACAAATACCACTACAGAATTATTATCTCAGCCTCTTGTATTACAAGAATCTGATGTATTAAAAGCGCAAGCCAACGCTGCTAACCAAGTTCACATAATTGTAAGTTTTATGGAGGTTACAAAAGGTCAACTTTAGAAAGGATGAATATGAAATTACAAGGTATGTTTATTACACCTGTATTTACTACAGAGCTGGTAAACAAATATAATTTAGAACAAAAGCTGTACGCTTTAAAAAAACAAGATAAGGTAGGATCACCAAAATCAAATGTAAAAGGGTGGCATAGCAAAGAAGATTTGTATTTGCATGAAGACTTTAAACAAGTAACACAAGATATAATGTTTCAAGCACAGCAATGCTTTGACGCATTAAGCGTTGAAAAAAAATATGGACCAGAAATGACAGGATTATGGGGTATGATAAATCCTCCAGGAGCGAGGAATACAGTTCATACACATCCTCTAAATTATTTATCTGGCGTTTATTATTTAAAAGTGCCAAAAAACAGCGGTAATTTAGTGTTTATTGAACCTAGACCACAAGCTGAGGTGCTAGACCCACCTAAAAACCAAGATTTATCCGTGCATTTTGCCCATAGTGTGCAATGGGAAGCAAAAGAGAATAACTTGATTTTTTTCCCATCATGGTTACAACATGAGGTACAAGAAAATAATTCTAATCAAGATAGAATTATTTTAAGTTTTAATTTAAGATGGAGAGAGTAAAATGCCAATAGTAAAAGATGCTGAGCAAATAGGAACAATAACTTTAGAAGATGGTAGAGTAATTCCTAAATACAATGTGAAAACAGAAACAACACTTACAAATATAGATACAGGTCAAGAGTACGAATCAGAAGAGGCTATGCAAGCTGATATAGATGATCCAAACACTTCTACAACCGCAGAAAAAATTAAGCGCGATGTAAAAGTATTTGCTCCATCATTAAAAGATATGTTGGGTGAAACTCCTAAGTCTTAGGATTCTTACATTCACAGTCACCATTACAGTGTGTAGCACTATCTTTTAGGTGACGTTCTAAGTCCCTTTCAGCCGCTAGTAGTCTTTCGTGGTATCTGCTCACCTTGTCAGCAAGGACAGCAATAGCTTTTAAATAATCTTGTTCGCTCATATTTATCTCCTGTGATTGTTAATTTTGGTGAGAACCTAATGTAAGCATATTTTTTTGTTCTGCAACAGTATTTTTTAAAATTCTTTTCTTGACATCGAGTTTATGTTATAACATGAGACAGAAAAAAGAATGAAAACTATAAAAACTATGAAAACTATAGTTGACGGGTCAATAATTAAAAAGTACCAAGTTCCTATTGACATGATTGACGAGCTTAATCATGAGTATGAAAAAAATAAAAACACTTTAATAAGTGAGAGTCCTGATTTAGCAGGAAGAATTGACATAGAATTAGATATTAAAAACATCCTACCTAAATTAAAAATTTTTAATAAGATTAATTTTTTTATTAATGATTACATAGCTACTTTAAACAATTTTGGCATTATATCTGACCCATCAATGCAAACTGAAATACAAAGCTGTTGGATAAATGACATGAAAGAGGGAGAGTACAATCCAGTGCATACGCACAATGGTCCTACAAATGCTGGATGGTCTTGTGTCCTTTTTTTAAAAGTACCAGAGTTTATAAATGATGCAAAACATAATCACAAATTTCATGACGGACAACTTTGTTTTTTAGGACACGATAGAATATTACATTGGGTAAATCCAACTGTAGGTGATTTTTATTTGTTTCAAGCTAATCAACAGCATACTGTTTATCCTTTTAAAACAAAAATAAAAGGAGAGGTAAGAAGATCTATGTCCTTCAATTTAGTCAGAACAATGAATGCTGGATAAAAAAATAACATTTTGTGCAACAGAAAGAATTATGGCTGATATATGGCCTAATCCTACACCAGCATCAAGATTTATACCAGACGAGTACAAAAAACTTAAAAGATTTAAAGATGATAATATGCATGATCCAACAGTGAAAACCTGTGTGCCTTTTTTAGACTCTTTAACAATGGGATACATTATACCATTTGATCAAGATTATTTAGTTGACCCTGTTGAAAATGATTTTTCTGTCATTCCTGCAAACAGAGAACAAAACGATTTTGGGTTTCACAATCGAGCTCAACTGCCAGAAGAGTGGAGAAAAACAACAGGAGAAAACGCAGGCAAATTTATTAATAAGTGGTTAATCAAAACACCACCTGGTTACAGTTGTTTATTTATAAAACCAATGAATAGGTTAGAACCTAGATTTGATATCATACCAGGTGTAGTAGACACCGATAAATATATTAATGTTATAAATTTCCCGTTTATCTTAAATAAAAAGGATAAACAATTTCTAATAAAAAAAGGTGAGCCTATGGTTCAAGTTATTCCATTTAAACGTGAATCATGGAAAATGTGGAGTGGTTTTTATTTAGAAAAAGCACATGCAAAAGTTTTGTCTATGTTAAGCAGCACATGGGTAGACAAGTACAAAACAATGTTTTGGTCAAAGAAAAGTTATAAGTGATAAAATCATATAAAATTATAAAACAAGCAATATCTGAAGAGTTAGCTAATTTTACATATCTATACTTTTTAAATAAAAGAAAAGTAGCTTTATATTTTTTTCAATCAGAACATGTGTCACGTTTTACAGAGGAGTCAGACTATTGGGGTGACTGGGGGTATCCAGGCGATGATTTAGTTCCAAACACGTATTGTCATTATAGTGATTTAGTTATGGAAACTTTACTACAACAAATGAAGCCACTTATGGAAAAAGAAACTCAAACTAATCTTATTGAAACTTATTCGTACGCTAGAATTTATAAAAAAGGTGATGAACTTAAAAAACATAAAGATAGAGACTCTTGTGAAATATCTTGCACTATGAACTTAGGTGGAGAGCAATGGCCAATATATTTAGACGGTAATAAAATTACACTAAGTTCGGGTGATATGTTGATATACAGAGGCTGTGATGTGGAGCATTGGAGAGATCCATTTACGGGAGATAATTGTGCTCAAGTTTTTTTACATTACAATAAATTAGATGGAAAATTTGGTAAAACTAATAAATATGATACTAGACCTCTTTTAGGTCTACCAGAGTGTTTTAAGCAGGTAACACAATGATAAAAATAACAGATTACATTCATTGTTACGAAAATGTTTTAGATAAAAATATATGTAAGGCCATAATTGATAATTCAAAAGATTTAGTGTTTGTTACAGCTCAAACTGCAAGTAAAGATGGCACTAATAAAGTAAGTAAGCATAGAACTTGTTACATAAATCATTTAGATAAAAAATTTGATAAAGATGTTTTTAATTCTGTTGGTAAAGTATTAGAATTGTACGCAGAAGATCATCCTCATTTTAATACTGGAATAACAACTGAAGATACTGGATATGAACATTTAATTTATATTGGTGCACAAGGAGGTGAATATAAAGAACACACTGATTCTGATGATTTTTTTCCGAGAGTATTGACTTGTTCTTTTATTTTAAATGATAACTACGATGGTGGAGATTTTGTTTTTTTTAGTGGGACATATAAAATTCCTCCGAAAGCTGGCAGTGCAGTGGTTTTTCCAAGTAATTTTTGTTTCCCTCACGCAGTAACACCAGTCACAAACGGTGACAGACACGCTGTCATCACTTGGATTCGTTAGATGCCAATAAATTTAAAAGAACATGTTCCTAACCCTGATATAAAAAGCATAATACATTTAATAAATTTACATGGTAAAAATTTAATTGGTATGGAACTCGGCACACACAGAGGTGATAGTTTTTTACATCTTTTGCAATGCTGTCCAAATATTAAAACTTTACATGGATGTGATCATTACGAAGCTTTTACGGATTATTTGACAACTCCTTATACAGGTGCACCAGCCTATTCAATAGATCAACAAAGGCAAGATTGGAATGAAATGTTGTGTAGATTCTATATTAAGCATTCGGGTAATGAACACAAAGCCGTATTACACAAAAAGAAATCTATGGATTTAATTCACGATTTTGAGGATAATTATTTTGATTTCATATTTATCGACACATACTTAAATGAAGAACAAATCTATGAGGAGATACCCGCATGGTACAAAAAAGTAAAAAGTAAAGGAATTTTTGCAGGTCATGATTGGGATTTTATACCCTTACAAAATTTTTTACATCAATTTAGAAAGGCTAATAATATTACAGCCACTATGTCAATTTATGATAATACTTTTTGTTGGATTAAGAATAGTTAGGGTCGTAGTCTCTCCAAGTTTTAGACCAATCATAATAACTTGATGTATCAGAATTTTCTTTATGAAAATCATCAGCTGATTTTCCATCATTAACCCAATTATTTTCAGCTTCTTTTTGAGCGGCACTCCAAGCTAGTTCAGCTTCTTCAATTTGTAGTTTTCTAGTCTCAACCCAAACAAGTAAATCGGCTACAGTAGTATTTCCAACTGCATCACTTGTAGCATTTAAATCAGTGTTGCCTGCCATCATGCCAGTTGAAGGGTCTTTTGTTTGTATTTCATTTTGACCAGGTAGGTTATTCCATATTACATAATGATAATTACTTGGAGCCCATGAATCCTGCCAATCTTTACCTTTATCAGCCCATTTAATTATATAAGAATCATCCATTGTTATGGTATCACCAACTGAAATAACTATTTGTGTTGCCATCAATATCTCCTAATGTTTTATAATATATTGCACGATTACAAATGGTGAAAAAGAATTTGTTCCAGACGCTGTAACCGACCCAGTTAAACTTGTTGTAATGTTACCTGTTAATGTTCCTGATAAAGTATGTGTGTGGTTGTGACCAGTTCCAGATCCTGCAGAAAAACCTTCAAAAACAGGTGTTTGACCAGAAGATCTATCATTACCAATACCAGTAGGAGCTGATGTTCCAGTTTTTAGAACTGGAGGTTGAGCACTATCTACGAAGCCAGTTCTTTCTTTAAGAGAGTGTGCGTGACTTGCTAATTGTGCTGTTGTTAGAGATGTATTAGCAATACTGCCTGTTATGGTAACAGATTGGTTTGTAGCATTAGTAGCAGCTTGGTTATTTGTCACGGCTACTGTAACTGTATTAGCGCCACCTGTAGTAGCTAAGTTGGTTGTACCACTCTTACCTTGTGGAAACTTACCTTGTAAATCTGGCACGTTGAAAGTAGTTGAGTTATCACCTGTTCCATAAGTGGTGCCAATTACTCCGAAGAGATCTGCATACGTAGTTCTTGATACAGCTGAACCATCACATAAAAGGTAACCGTTAGGAGCAGTTGCTTTACCCCAAGGTTTAATTGTTCCTACTTCACTTCTATTTGTTATATCTTGTAAGTTAGCCATAATTAATCGTTA